CCCAATGTGGATCGTGCTATCCACGTCCAACGCATAAGCAGGTGCTGTAGTGTTTATTCCCACGTTGTCGCCAAACGTAGCACCCGCATTAAAAGTAGCTTTACCCGCTGCACTCGTATCGAGCGTGAGCATGTTGACACCTGAACCGCCATCGTTTCCGCGCAGGATAATGTCGCTATCTTGTTTTACAGCTTGAACATAGTTGCTCGTACCATCGTGGTACATAATAAAGTCTGCATCTGCGCCCAACTGAACTTGTTTAGAATCTCCAAGTGCTATGTGACTATTGAAAATAGCCTTACCCGCTGCTGACATATCAAGCTGCAGGGCAGTGATTGTTGAGCCGCCATCGTTGCCTTGGAACAAAAGGTCTGCGTCAGAAGTGGCGTTTCTGAAACCCATGTTTCCACCCGCTCCGACAATTTCTGGCGTGGAATCTAAATTAAAAGTAAATCGTGTCGTACCACCGTCTTTGAAGGTAATTATCCCGTCATCTGCATCAAGAATGATGTCGCCCGCAACATCCAGAGTTAAATCTCCAGATGAAAGATCAATCTCTGTGCCGTCTATCGTGATGTTGTCTACAACTACACCAGCATTAGCAGTGACCGCTCCGGTTACGCCCAAAGTTCCGCCAAGGGTTGCGTTCCCGCTTACATCGATAGTCCCGTTCACATCAATAGCAGTTGCCGTCAAATCAATCTCATCCGTGGCCCCTAACGATAAAACTGTGGCGCTTGAGCCTTGTATAAATTGGCTCGCATCGTTGAACATGATTTTGTTCGTAGAGTTCAACGTCAGGCCAGAGCCGTCAGTGTGCGTCAACGTGGTATCGGCATCCGCGCCAAAACTAATGACTGCACTGTCAGAGGTGAACGTCAGATCGTCATCGATAAACAGATCAGGGACTGCCAAGTCTTGGAACGCATCCACCATCGCTGCGCCAGATCCTGCGCCGTCACTGTAGATGGCCTTGGTCTGACCATTGGCAATAGTGATGCTCGCACCAGAGCCTTGGCTGATGATGATGCTCTGTGACCCGCTCGTTGCATTCTCTATAAACCACAACTTACTGACGGTATTGGGACCGATGGTTATGGTGCAAGTCGAGTCTAGGGTGCCAGTATATTTGAGAAAAATGGCTCGTCCAGCATCCGCCGATCCATCGGCAATCGTGGTTGTGTGCGTGTCCGCGTTTGTCGTGATCGCCTCAGTGCCGTAGCCAAAAGCATCTGCTAGGAGGCTGAGGTTGGTATTCGTTGTGGTTCCCCACGTTCCGGAACCTTCTCCGGTGGCCAACTCGGTGAGCCGCAAGTCGTTGGTGTAAACTGCCATGAATAAATCCTCTAATTATGCCGCTGATCTTCCCGCGTCGATTGCCGCGTAGTTTGGCGACTGACTGGTGCTGATTCCCGAAAAACTCGCAGTTTGGCTATCATCTACCAACGAAAAACTCGGCGACTGACTGGTGCTGATTCCCGAAAAACTCGCAGTTTGGCTGTTATCGATGACAGTGTAATTCGGGGTTTGCGAAGTGTCTATGATTCCATAGACGTTCAACCGGCCGACTGACGCAGTCAGGCTAACACCTGACAATTCGACAATCGCACCAGCATTAGTTTCCAATGCGCCCACAGCCGACGTGGTCTGTTGTCCATCAACGGATATATTGCCTATGGCGGTGATGGTGACCGCGCCAACTCCAGAGGTGGCGGCAACGCCCGTGGGAGATGCAGTAGCTTCTGCTACGGGGGTAACAGATCCGACTGCTGAGGTTGCTTGAACCCCCGCGCTAATCTCTGTGATGGCTTGCGCAACAACCTGGATGGATCCAGTAGATGCGGTAGCGGCTTGCCCCGTAGGTACAACATTGGCCGTTGCAGTGATTGAAACGGAGCCAACCGACAGTGTGGCGCCAAGACCCGCGGGTTCAACCGGTAGGGCAGTACCCCAGGCACCATCGTTCCATGCGCCTCGACCCCACCCGGTGAGATCTGTCATTAGCTAAGGTCCGTTTTTGCGCTTTCGAGATACGCTTTGATGCTCGTTAATTCTTCGCGCACGGAACCCGTGATAAAGTCGAGCAGCAATATCGAATTTATTTTCGCAATTGCAGCTTCTATGTTTTCCAGCGTGGTCATTATGCTAGCCCTATGTTCCTAGCATTATAACCTATAAAGCGCAACTAGGAAGCTAACCCTTGAAACTTGCGGTTCAGGATTTTCACAACCTTGTTTGGCGAAAAATTTTCATAGCCTGGGTGCGTATTGGCAACCTGCTTCGCAATACGTCTAGCGCCAAGACCCCGCTTCTTACACTTTTGTATCGTATTAATAACAGCTTGCTCATCTGGGACTTCCACCAGCTTCTTGCGCGTTTTCATGCGATTGCCTTGCGGCAAGCGCTCTTCTTCAAACTCAAAACCAAACGGTGCAGATCCACCGATCGAGTAGCCACGCTGCGCCCAAGCGATTTTGCCTTCCGCAAATTTCTTCTTGGTGTTCTCAAACTCCATCTCAGCGACGGCAGACAAAACCATCAACATAATCTGGTTCACCAGGGAGTTCATATCGTACTTAGAATCTAAACCTTTCGCGGCCATCTCTTTCGGATAGACCACCGGCATGTCGTTGAATTGTTCGCACAGATACAAGGTCACGCCGCTTTCTTCGAGATGCGGAATCGTTTGCAGTAGATCGTTGCAGCTACGAGACAATCTGTCGATTCTGGTAGCGATAACAATGTCATACTCATCAATTACATCGGTCATGGCCCGACACTGTTCACGCTCCATGATTGGTACGGTCCCGGATACGCCGGCATCCACGAACCACTCAGAGATGTCCCGATTAAATTTATCGCGCACAAACTCTGAAATTAGCTCTTGCTGAGTATCGATAGAGATCCCGTTCTCAGCTTGCTCGGTGGTGGACACTCGGCAGTAGCCGTAGATGTTGCGGATTTGTTTTTTAGGATTACTCATAAAACTCTCCAGACAATAATAAATGCTCCCGCTCTTTATCTAAAAAGTCGTGTAGGTCTTGCGGGTCTTGAGATTCGTTGGCTGAAAATTGGTCTACATAACTAGCGACAGTGATGTCTTTTGGTTTGATCTTTTCAATCACTTCAATTTCTAACTCACTGAGTTCCATAAGGCGATACCTTATACCGCTGCCATGCCCCCCAATTAATAGGGGGCTTCCTGGCTCATAGTCATGAACTAAAAGTTTCATTTATTACCCCCCACGAATCCATACTTGGTCAGCTCTTCATGAATTCGCTGCCAGTTAATGTCAAGAGGAAGACGACCCTCAGCATAATCGCCCAGTAACAGCTGCCCGTCTTTGAGCAGCTGCACTGAGCGCCAGTTGCGTGGCGCACCATCAAACTCAATATCAATATCATGCTTGAGGCAGGTACGTCTGACCCTGTTATAAAAACGCTTCTTTTCGGTAACCATTAGGCCACCTCTCCGTTTTTGTAATAGCTCCACTTCACTTTGGCGTCTTCGGCCAGCTTTCTACCTGCGGTGTCTTTGATGCGAACACCAAGCCAGTAGGCATCTGTTTCGTGCCAGTTATCGACCTCGCAAGATTGATATTCCCAACACTGAATCATGTTATAAATATCGTCTGCGCCAAGCTGACAAAGACCAACACCCGTTAGTAAGCTTTGGCCTATCCCGTCCGTACTGTACTTGAGATTGTCCAAACACTCATCGATGTAGTAGCCACCGACCTCGCTTTGATCTTGCTCGTACTTAGCATTGACGCTGTCGATGTTTGCCTTAGCTAAAATCTTCACTAGGTTCTTTGGGTCACAATCAATCAGCTCTTTTGTTGCGCAATTGTATGCGTAGTCAACCCTGTGGTTTTCCGCGAACTTCACAATCTCTGCGATATGCGCTGAATCTACTAAATATGCACTCATTTTTTTCTCCGGTTTCGTGAATGACAATTGCCATTATACGCATAGCGTGTCGTAGCACAAGTCTATGTGCATATATATACGAAATGGTAATTAGACACGGAATGTGGTAAGATATGTATACAACACGGAGGAGAATGCCATGAAAACCGAGATCAAAAACCCAACAAAGCGCAAAATTCTCAACCGCGGGTTTACGCCCGTGCGCTACCACCATGACTCTGGCATACACTACGGGTGGATCTACAAATTCGGCACCAAATGGAACCACGCACGGTTCCCGAGTTTGGGCAACGTTCGCATCAGCAAAGCTGACATGCGTTTTGTGAAAGAGCTGTGATGACGATGGATTAAATTAAAAGCCCCACCGCCGATTATTTGGGAACTAACTGGTTGTGCGGCCAGCCAGGGGATTTTCGGCGGGTGAGGCACCTCGGAGCTACAGAGGCGAAGACAGTATACCAGAGGGTTGCAGTGCGTGTGAAGCGCGGCAGATTTAAACAGTAAGGGATAAGACGCCAGACCGATCGTAATCAAAAGGGATCCCGGCGTTCATGAGCGCGACCTCTCTTTCATCGTTTTCATCAAAACCAATCTGACGACTTATTCGAGGGTCTTCAACTTCACCACCTTGCGCAAAGTTTGTGCCCTCAGTCCTGTTGAGGTACTGCGCTAAATTTTCAATGAGTTCATCAGTGACTGGCTCAACCATCGGTTCCATCGCCAGGGATCCAAGCTGTTGTTGTCGAGTGAGCGGCTTTCCTGCGACGTTAGTTTTTTCTGCCATACGCGCAAAATTTTGCGGGAACATAATTTCTGGTGGAACGCCTCTGCCTGGCAGCCCTCCTAGATAGTCTCCCGGTATCACTGTGTCATAACTCAAATGATAGGGATCCTGAAACGTCGGCTTCGATGGGGCGCCCTCAAATATACTGTATCCAGTTTCCGCGGGATTCAGAGTTCCTTTTGGTCCTCTGGGTATTCTGAGCGCCGGGTCTGTGACAACTTCTACGACATCTTCATACACCGGGAAGCCGAGATTTTGCCATCTTGGCTTTTTCATTTCTTCAACGACAGCTTTACGAATGTTGCCAGAGCTAACACTGCTCGCCATCTCGCCCGTGAGCTGTGATACCAAGTCAGGACTATTCAGCCCGACAAAATCTTTGATACCCGGATTGGCTGGTGTACCTTTCTTCACGGCACTGTTAAACGCTGCAATCTGTTTCTTGGGAATCTTCAGGTAGTCGAGCTGACCCACCATCGACAACACTACCGGCGTCGAGAAGTTGATACCCTCACGGCCCATTGCTGTGTAGACGCCTAACGGCGCCATACCAGTTTCATCCATAGCTTGGATAATGTTCATTTGTTTTTGATTCGCTGCACCTTGCATCGATGCCCAGCCTTTGCCTTTGCCAGACATGTATAAGGGATATCCGGGGCCGCCTTGTACAGCAACAGGAAAACTTAAAGGCACACCCCGAATATCCGTTAACGCTCCAATACCCGATCGATCACCCGCGACAGGAACGAGGCTATAACCATACAGGTCGTTCGGATCTAAAATTGTACGTTCAGCAGATACAAGATCTTGTATCTCGCCAGCAGCCCTGGCTTCTTCTCGACGCCTGAAAGCCGGCTTCGACAAATTTTCTGTGTATCTTTTTGCCCTAGAACGATTGAGTGAATCTGTGACAGGCTTCGACGTGTCGGGATCGATCGTTCCCACTGGCGCTTGGTTCGCTTTGAAATTTTCTACCAGCTCATCTTTGCTTCTTGTTTTCGGCGGTTCAGGCGGACCATCGATAGAAAACACCGGCCTCACATTGTCTGGATCGAAAATATTCGTTTCGACAAGTTTACCTTCCTCAAAACGCCTCACGCCATCATAGCCTTGAGCTTTGAGATCAGATACGTCTATCTTCGTGCGCGGGTCATAATCAATATCGAGGTAGTTCAAGTCTCTCTTGATATACACCGGCATGATGTTGGCGCCAGCTGTGCGGTTGGGCTTCACGCTCGATACGATTGCGCGGTTACCGGCTATCTCTGGATCCGGGGTGGAATACACACCTTCTCCCAAGTTCCCAGTTTTAGATGGCTTGAACCGGCTGAAGGTATCAGACGTGCCGTGGTACATGATCTGATTTGTTTCAAACCCAGCCCTGTTAGCATCGACCACTGGGTCCAACGCTTCAATGCCGCGCTTGATAGCTTTGCCTCCTATACTGGCGCCTTTAAAAAGCGTCCCGAGTGTCGGCCCCAGAAAAGTACCTGCCACAGGCACCGCATACATGGTGTCGCCCAAAGCGCCCAGCCCCTGCATCGATGCATCGAAGTATTCTCCACCCTCAATATTCTCAGCCAGGCTCGGCATTTTTTCGCCTGAAAAGGCATCGATTAGATCCACATCTGCCGTTGGCATTGCCGGCATTTCACCGCTTGCGTCTATGTAACCCGCGCCCGGCGCAAACATAGAGCCGAAGTAAGCAAGTTGCGCCAGCGACGGCGTGGGAAGCGGACTGGTAGCGCGAGAACCCCTGACGCGGCGGGTCGGCGGGTCTTCCTCGAAGATATCGATGTTCTCGGTCGTCATGCCAGGATCTTAGCAAAAATAAATTTCCTTGGATAAAAAAGATGTGTGCAAAAGTTTGCACATTTATGCAAATGCAGCGTATTATTTGTTTGTGGCAATCAAGCTACATCAAACCGGAGATTAACATGGACAATTATTTAGCTGTTGGGATTGCGGAGGGTTTTGAAGAAGCCGAAAGCGAAGAGCAAGTTATCGATGCGTGGCAACATTTGGTCGATACGGGCCTCGCATGGACGTTGCAGGGCCACTTTGGAAGAATGGCCGCCCAGCTCATTGAAGAAGGGATTATTCTCCCCCCACATCAATCGTTGGAAGATTAATATGAGTATCAAGATAGCTGCAACAAAGGTCGGAAATCGTATGTTCATAGACCATGACGTACCAATTCCCGCATCATCAGGCAGAAGCTTTATCAGCGACAGCACTCGTAAATTTCGCGGTTTCTGCGATCAAAGAAGCGACAGCACTCGGGAATTTTTTGAAGCGCTGCAAATTATGGCGGTCGGAGACAGCGTAAAATTTTTGTCATCTGATGAAATAAAAGGTGAGCAGTTCAGAGTGATTGCGAAGAGACATTTCGGCTATAAAATGACTCGCAGAAAGTCATCCGACAAAAAAACAATTCGGTATTGGAGGATAGAGTGATATGGATCAACCACCCGAAAAACAAAAACTCTATGGCGCTTATTTCAAAAAGGTAGAGGGATCCGATTTATACACTTTGTTTGGTGATGACAGGTGGTCTTTCAAGCTTGGGTTCCCTGTCGAGAGGAGAAAAGGAAAAAAGCTTATCAAAAAGATAGAAAAAGAAGAGGGCGATTTCAGGCCTCAGATGGTTGTGTCTCGGATGAAGGATCCGACAAAGCCATAGGTATGGCTTTTCCTAAATACAGGAAAACAATACCAGGTAAAATCACATCTCCCTTCTCCATCACCTTCTTCAATCCAGAAAAGCCCTGATCACTGATAACGGTCAGGGCTGTTCTGATATCTGTTCTCATAGGAAGGTCTTTTTCACGGGCTATCTCTAGATCTTTTTGAAGTTTGTTTGTTATAAACCTTCTTACTTCCAAGTTTTTATCGAGCTTGGATATCGCCTTATCATCTAAAGCTTCAAAAAGTTTTTTCGTTGCAATGCTCGATGCGCCTGCACCTATCTCATCTGCGCCTTTAGCAAACTCCTCTGAAAAATCAGAATAGTTAATACTATCGAAGTTACCGCGCTTTACGTTCCTAACCGCTTTCGGTCCTAATATCTTTTTGACGTTGTCAGACAGAGCATCTACGACCTCATCCGGTAAATCCTCTAACGTGTCGAATGACTTATTATTAAAAAACGTAATCCCTTCGGGAATGCTTACAGGATCCAATCCGTATTTAGCCGCTTCTTTCGCAATTTCGGCAAACTGGGCCTGTGATATATCAGATGTTGTCGTAATTTTTATCGTATCGTTTGTGTTCGGCAACGCCGTGGTCAACACTCGGCTGGTCGGCGTACCTTCCTGTTGAGTTACATAACCAAAAACAGTGTCCCTTTGTTCGATCGTTTTTGCATCTGACGGATCTATACGCGCTATTCCGCTTGCATCCTTCCTTGTTCTAGGCACGGGTGTTGAAACAAAAACAGGATTGAACTCGCCTTGATAATAACCCTGGCCCTCAAACACATCCCTTTGCGGCATATCTAATGCCTCATAAAAAGGATCTCGCGTCAGCACCTCTCCCGTGCTTGGATCAGAGTAGATCGATCTTGAATATTCTGTTCTGATATTTTCTGGTAAATCAGTAATACCCCTGAGCTGACCCGTCGTCGGTCCAGGGATTGTTTCAGATGTAGAGGCCACTGCCTTGCCGAAAGGCCTCGCTCCTCTCAACCCTCTCAGCAGCGGAATGAAAGACAGCCCCGCCAGCCCTGCAAGCGCAGCATTACCCGCTGCCCCCAGAGGATCTCCGCCAGAATAGCTCTCCTCTGCCCTCGCACCAAACTCACCTACCTCATACGCAGCTAATGCATCACCGACGACCGGCGTTACAGCCACCGCCAACTGTTGGGCTAAGGGTAATTCTTCAAACTCTGCGTAGGCTTCACGCACGCGACCGTCAGATATCAACTGAGATATTTTTTCTACCCCAGGTACGTCCTCTTCAAATATGTCTATATCTTCGGTCGTCATGCCATCACCAGTTTTTACATGACCAATAGGACGCTTTAAAAACGTCTTTCTTCTTCTCTACCGCGTCACAATTGTGTCTGGCACGAAAGTTGCGCCGACGACCTGGATTGTCACGCCGAATCTCCATTTCCGGATCTCCAAAACGTACAATCCTTACCTGATCACCCTTTTTTGCCAATACAGCGAATTTTTTATTCTTTCCTGGCGTCCTTTTCTGCTTGTTGTAACCAGGGAAGGACTCGCCCCGATAGATCAGTCTTCCCGATTCCGTTCTTCTCACATCAGACGTGTCAGCCATTCCTTTCCATCCTCTCGTAGTGACGCCAGTTACGGTCCATCACCGTAAACCAGTCCTTCATGGTCATTACGCACACTAAATCGTTTGACGCAGGCCACTCAGTATTCACGGCGTGCATCGGCAAACAGACCTGTGTCGGCTTCCTGTTGTATTTATATATCAAAACCGGGATCTTGTCTCCCGCGGCCTCACGCACCTGTGCAAGCCACTCGGGCTTATAGGTCCAGCCATCGGCATAATGCTTACACTCCACGGCATGATAGGGAATATTGATGTCCGCGAGGTCTTTTTGCTGATACTGGTCTAAATTTCGTTTGCAATTAAAATTTATGCCCTGGGACTCAAGCCACTCATTTATTTGCGCGACCACAGATCTCTCGAATGTGGCGCCTTTCCTCCTAGAATCCGCGCCCATAGGGTCCCTTGCGAATTGATATAGCCATATCGCCAGTATACCATTAGATCGCTTGCACGCCGCAATCAGCAGATTGCTGGAAAGCAGGCCCTGATGCCCTCTATTGCAACCACAGCGTCCTATGGGCAGCAGGCGGCCGCCCTCACTTCCCTCTCTCCGGTTGAACTGAATGGTGGGGGCGGCCTTTTTCCATGTATTTTTTTGAGTTTTGAGTGTACCAAACTCAGCTATAGCAACTCGCGCCGCGCCGATCTGCACCAAGGGGGTGCAGGGGTCCTAATATGCCCAAATCTCCTTAAAAATCAAGCACTTAGGGGTCCCAGCAGACCTGAAACGTATTCCCTCTGCTCACTGCACGCACATTCTTGCACAGTTTTGCACATGCTTGCACATCCCAAAAGTCCTTTAATATCAATGACTTAGGGGATTCGATCGATTTTCCGGGATTTTAGGGCGTAAACGGGGCGCGGGCCGGGACGTAGTTTTTTTTCTAATGGTCAGATAGATCTGGGTCGATGTTTTCTGCGCCCAGTAGTTTGGCTAGCCGGTCCTTGATATCGTCGCTCGACATTGAATCAATGTTCGCGTTGATGTTTAGGTTCTGAGACCTGCTGATGTTAAGGCCGGCCAGCTGGTTCAGTTCTTTGATGGCAGAAACCGCGGCGTTGTGATGTCCATCCTCGAATGCCACCTCCGCAATCTTCCACAACATCGTGCCAGTCTTCTGTGGAGTGATCGCGTATTTTTCTCTCAGCTCTTCCTGTTTGAGTCGAACCGCCTTAGTCACCTTCGGGTAAGTTTTGCCGTTGAGCATCTTGTTCGCGGCTGATGATGGAAACTCGAACCCAGCCCGTCGAGCTGCTTCAGTCTGACTGCAAGCACCTTCGGTGTAATGCCACACGAATGCATTCTGCATAGCAGTAATGCCTAGCTCTTCATCCTTATCAAACTGACTAGGTACTGAGACTAACTGCGGCTTCTCTTTTTTTGGTCGTCCTGCCATTTGCCCTTCACGTAATTCCTGAACACCATCCACGCTTCTTCGCGCTCGTATGAACGTAGATTGTAATTGTTGCGCTCTTCGCTGTTAAGCCAAAACCATCGCTCGAAGTTGGATTCAAAACT